AACAAGCAAATGGACTGCGAAAGTAAAAGATGTAACAAGCAAATGGACTGCGAAAGTAAAAGATGTAACAAGCAAATGGACTGCGAAAGTAAAAGATGTAACAAGCAAACGGACTGCGGAAGTAAAAGATGTAACAAGCAAATGGACTGCGGCTGGATCAGTTTGTTTGCTTACGATGGTGCAAGGCAATGTTTTCGCAATAGATGTTAATCACTGGATCACCGCGTCAAAAACCGCTACAGGCGCAACTATTATTTATTTAGTTTGTGCGTACCTACCAAAAGTCGGTAAATGGCTGGAAGGACGACTAGGCGGCGCTGTTTTAATGGGCGTAGCTACGTTTTTTGCAGACTTGGGTGTGCATCCCACGCACTTTGGTTTACCTCACATGGAAGCTGTGACTACAGCACTTGGGACGACGGTCGTGTCGTTTTTGCTTTATAAGCAACTCAAATCGGTATAAGATTAAATGCGGGAAATCTTATGAGGTTTCGATGTTACAAGCATTAATCGGCCCGGTTACCGGTCTTCTTGATAAGTTTATAGAAGATAAAGACCAAAAAGCTGCCTTAGCGCACGAGATTGCGACGATGGCAGAAAAACATGCCCATGAAGCCAACATGGGTCAATTAGAAATCAATAAAATGGAAGCCCAGCACCGATCTATTTTTGTGGCGGGCTGGCGACCCTTTTTGGGGTGGGGGCTTTCGTTTGCCATGATCTGGCACTTTGTTTTAGTTCCTATGATTACCTTTGGGTTTGCTTATGCCGGGATGGCAGCACCTGAGCTACCAGCGTTTGATATGGACAGCTTGATGACTGTCTTGCTAGGTATGCTGGGGTTAGGTGGCTTGCGCACCTTTGAAAAATCGAAAGGACTTACCAAATGACGTTTAAATTGTCGCAACGTAGCCGAGACAAGCTGGAAGGCGTAGATGCCGGGCTTATCGCGGTCGTTGATTACGCCATTGCGGTTACCAAGATTGATTTTGGAGTCATTTGTGGTCTGCGTAGTATCGAGGAACAGCGTGAGCTTGTTGCAAAAGGCGCAAGCAAGACGCTGAAATCTAAACACATTGACGGGTATGCCGTAGACCTTATGGCCTACATTGGCTCTCGTGGATCGTGGGAACTCAACATTTACGACGAGATTGCTGACGCTATGAAAGAAGGGGCGCAAGCCGCGGGCGTTGGTGTACGTTGGGGTGCTGCGTGGCACATCCCGGACATCCGGGATTGGAACGGCACCATGGAAGAAGCTATGAATGCTTACGTCGATTTGCGGCGTTCGCAGGGTCGTCGTCCATTTATTGACGCCCCGCATTTTGAATTGTCTTAGCGATATAAGACGTGCTAAGATAATATCGGACATTGTTCGATAATATGCGAGGGTTGAATGGATGAAATAGCAATAGCCGAAGCGGTATTCCGGATTATCCGAGACCGTCGCCAAGGCTGTCAGGACTTTATGATTAACGGAAACGTAAAGTCGATGGAGCATTATCGTGAGCTTATGGGCAATCTCGAATGCCTAAATCACGTGGAACAGGAACTCAAGGGCCTGCTAGATAAACAGGAGCGATCAGATGACTGAATCAGCAAAAATTGATTTGGCTGCCGCCGTAGAAGGCGTAGCCGCATTAGCACAAACTAACGAGGAAAAAAGCGACAAGCCTAACCTCGCCGACGCATACGTCGAAAAGCCAAGGCTCAATCCTGAAGCTATTGGTGCAAGTCTTCTCGAAAGAATGCCGGAGCCTACGGGCTGGCGTATTCTCATCCTACCTTACCAAGGTAAAGCTAAGACTGCTGGCGGTATTTTTATACCCAGTGAAGTCCAAGAAAAAAGCAATATCTCTACGCAGGTAGGTTATGTCCTCAAAGTCGGTCCTTTGGCATACAAAGACACCGAAAAGTTTCCGTCTGGCCCGTGGTGCGAAGAAAAGCAATGGGTCATGTTTGCGCGTTACGCAGGTTCGCGCTTTCAGATTGACGGCGGCGAGGTTCGCATTCTCAACGATGATGAGATTTTAGCGACCATTTTGGACCCAGAAGACATTCACCATTTGTAAGGAGACCGTAGTATGGCTGAAAAAGACTTAGATCAAGTCGAACTCGACTTTGACGATACCGAGGAAACTGAAGTAGAAGTTGCCGATGTTAGCAACGATTCTGATGTTAGCAACGATTCCGATGTTAGCAACGATTCTGATGATTCCGACGAGAATTTTAAAAAGGCGGAAACGGCTACGCAAAAGCGTATTGACCGCCTGACCAAGAAAATGCGCGAAGCAGAGCGGCGTGAGCAAGAAGCAATCAAGTACGCTCAAGCGGTTCAAACCGAAGCCTCTACGCTTAAACAGCGTATGCAAAACTTAGATACAAATTATGTTAACGAGTACACCACTCGTGTAACTACTCAAACACAACAAGCTGAAAATGAATTAGCCCGGGCAATTGAACTTGGTGATGCCGCAGCCACCGTAGCGGCGCAGCGCAAGTTAACGGCCTTAGCCATTCAAGCTGATCGTGCCGCGCAAGCCAAAATGCAATCTGACCGTGCCCTCCAGCAAGCTGCGGCGGCGCAACAGTATCAAGCGCAGCATCCCATGCCTGCCCAGCAGCCTAAGCGCCCTGATCCAAAAGCGGAGCAGTGGGCTTTGCGAAATAGCTGGTTTGGCTCAGATGAGGCTATGACTTACGCAGCTTTTGGGATACATAAAAAGTTAGTCGAAGATGAAGGGTTTGACCCGCAGTCAGATGATTACTATACTGAACTAGACCGTCGTATTGCTGACAAGTTTAATACAGGCGGAAACAGCAACAACAGACGACCCGCTCAGACGGTTGTTGGTGCTTCTAGAAATACTTCTGGGCGCAGTGGGAAAAAGGTTCGACTCACCCCGAGCCAAGTCGCGATAGCGAAGAAATTGGGTGTGCCGCTTGAAGAATATGCGAAATACGTGAAGGAGTAAGAAAGATGAGCGAATCAAAAAACCAAAACGGTGGTTCGACCGTCAATCGGACTTCTCGCGCCAACCAATCCCGGGAGAAACAGGCAATTCGTAAGCCTTGGGCTCCCCCGTCTATGTTAGATGCACCGCCTGCCCCTGACGGCTTTAAGCATCGTTGGATTCGTGCCGAAACGCGTGGATTTGATGATACGAAGAACGTCAGTGCCAAGATGCGTGAAGGTTGGGAACTGGTCCGTAGGGACGAGTATCCTGATTTTGAAGCGCCTGTTGTCGAATCAGGTAAATATGAAGGTGTGTTTGGAGTGGGCGGATTGCTTCTCGCTCGGATTCCCGAAGAGACTGTTGCAGAACGGACTCAATACTTCAATCAAAGAAGTGCAGATCAAATGCAAGCTGTCGATCAAGATATGATGAGAGAGAATGCACATTCAACGATGCGGATCAGCAATGCTGACCGTCAATCTCGTGTAACCTTCGGCGGTCCCAAACGATGATGTGGACTGCCCCAATAGGAGAGAACTAAAATGGCAAATTCAAACACTGCCTATGGTCTCCGTCCTATCGGGCTTGTTGGTAGCGGTGCTAACTCTACTGGTGTAACTCAGTACGAGATCGCTTCTAACAACACCAACGCTATTTACCAATACTCCATCTGCGTTCCTACGTCGGCTGGTGTTATTGACCAAGCGGGTGCTACTGATGGTGGTACTACGCAAGCACTTGGTGTACTGATGGGTGTGGAGTACGTGGACTCGGTTTCTAAGAAGCCGGTCTGGATTAACTACTGGCCCGGTTCGGGCTCTGTCAGCGTTGACACTAACTATCCGGTTAAGGCTTTCGTTGCAGACAACCCTGACCAACTATTCAAAGTGGCTTCTGACGCGTCTTTGACTAACCGCGCTACTGCTCTTGCAACTGTGTTTGCAAACGCATCGCTCGGCACGTCTGCACGTACCGGTTCTACCGATACTGGTTCGTCAAACTCTGCTTTGAGTGTCTCGTCTGTCAATACGACGGCTACTCTGCCGCTTCGTATCGTAGGCATCATGGATGACGCAGCTAACAGCGACTTCACTGCCGCTGGTATTCCGCTGATTGTTCGTCTGAACGCACACTTTAACGCTGGAAGCCGCCGGTTTGATTCTCAAACCACTGCGGACTCCACCGGCATTTAAGGGGGCTAATCAATGGCTATTTCTCGCGCACAATTAGCGAAAGAGCTAGAACCCGGCCTTAATGCCTTGTTCGGGCTCGAATACAACCGTTACGAGAATGAGCATTCTGAAATCTTCGAGGAAGAGTCTTCGGACCGTGCCTTTGAAGAGGAAGTGATGCTCGGTGGTTTTTCCACGGCACCTGTTAAGAGTGAAGGCGGCGCCATCACTTTTGACGATGCGCAGGAAACTTACACCGCTCGTTACACTCACGAAACCATTGCGCTTGCTTTCTCTATTACTGAGGAAGCTGTTGAAGACAATCTTTATGATCGTCTTGCATCGCGCTACACCAAGGCTCTGGCTCGCTCTATGGCCCAGACCAAGCAAATCAAAGCTGCTGCTATCCTGAACAACGCGTTCACGGCTGGCTCTTCCGCGATTGGCGACGGTGCAGCTCTTTGCTCCAACGCGCACCCCAGCCTTTCAGGCAACCAGTCAAACATTTTGGCAACTGCTGCGGACCTCAACGAGACTTCGCTTGAGCAGATGCTGATTGACATTGCTGGTCTGACTGATGAGCGTGGGCTTAAGATTGCTGTTCGCGGCACGAAGCTTATCATTCCGAAAGAGCTTCAGTTCATCGCAGAGCGAGTTATCAACTCCAATCTGCGTTCGGGCACTGCGGACAACGACCTTAACGCAATGAAGTCTATGGGAATGCTTCCTGACGGTGCGGTGGTTAACCACTTCCTCACTGACACCGACGCATTCTTCATCAAGACTGATGCGCCTAATGGTTTCAAATACTTCAACCGTTCGCCGATCAAGACGGCAATGGAAGGGGACTTTGACACTGGCAACATGCGCTTCAAGGCTCGCGAGCGTTACTCCTTCGGTGTATCCGACTGGCGTAGTGTTTTCGGGACTCCCGGCGCTGCCTAAAGTATGCTATGAGGGATTTACCCTCCCTGATAACTACTTTGAAGGGGCTCGAAAGAGCCCCTTTCTTTTTTTGTAAAAGCTGATATTATTTTTGCAGGGCTAAATTCAGCTTTGCAGACAGGTACATGCCCTCCTGACGTTGCACAGACTGCGAAGCAAAACCTTGTGCAAGGGGTATTAATATGGCTTTGACTACTTTTTCCGGTCCAGTACGGTCTGAACGCGGCTTTACGGCTGTTGGTTCTAACGCCGTTGTAGAGATCACTTCAGAAACAACTCTTACTTATGCAGATCACGTAGGTCGCATCATTGAAGTCAACGATGCGGACGGCGCAGTTACGCTTCCATCTGCTTCTACCGACACTATCGGCGCAAAATATGTGTTCTTTATTGGCACTACAGCGTCTGACCTAGACATCAAAACAGATGGCACTGACAAGTTTGTTGGCAATCTCGTATTGGCTGCGGCGGCTACGTCACAAGCTCGTGGCTTCGCGCCTGCTGCAACAAATGATGTGATTTCAATGAACGGAACCACGACCGGTGGTATCGCAGGTTCATACGTCGAAATCACTGCAATTGCCGCGGATGAATATCTCGTCACAGGTACTTTGCTTGGTTCTGGCACACTAGCCACTCCATTTGCAGACGCATAATAGGAGATAACTGATGGCTAATTCAGACGTAAAAACCAAGCGTCTGACCGGAACAGGGGCGGCCTCCATAGGCCGCTCACGTTTACGTCAGGTGCAGGTTTTGACAGGCGCGGGCGCGGGTCGCCTCACCCTGACTGATGGCAATGGTGGCGCTACGGTCCTCGACATTGATTTCCTAGCTTCGGATTCTCACTCGGTGAACATTCCGGACGAGGGCGTTTTGTTTACGGACGATCTATACGTCAGCGTTGCTACTAACGTAACAGCTATGACTATTTTCTATAGTTAAGAGATAAGCCATGGCCCGTGAAATAAGCTCTATTTCTCGTATAGGAACATCCGAGCCGTTTGAGCTTCAAGTTGCGCGGGGCCAAATTTCTTACCACGAGTTTGTTTACAAATTCGGAAACAATGCGCAAGTTGCTGATTCCGTTGAAACTGTTTGGCAGCAGGGAGGATTATACTCATACCTGTCTGCGGCGACCGTTTTGAAGGTTTCTAGCAGCTCTACTAACGATACGTCTGCCGGGACCGGTGCAAGAACCGTTGAATTGTTTGGTTTAGACGGCGATTACAACGAAATTTCGGAAACCGTAACCTTAAACGGTCAAACAGCAGTAAACACCACCCTGTCGTACCTGCGAATCAATAGAATGATTGTTCGTTCTGCGGGTTCGGGTGGCGCAAATGCGGGAATTATTTATGCAGGAACGGGCACTGTTACCACAGGTGTTCCTGCAAATATTTACGCTACGATTAACGGTGACGGATCAAATCAGACTTTGATGGCGTTGTGGACTGTACCCGCAGGTTATACCGGTTATTTGATGCAGTACGATGTCTCCAACGGCACCACTTCTAACACCCCTGCCGTGTGTAGGTTGTTATTGGTAGCTAGGCCGCAGGGGGAGGTGTTCCAAAGTAAAGATGTTAAGTCTCTTACCACAGGAATGCACATCGAAAACACTCTGACTGTTCCGATAAAATTTGCAGAAAAAACAGACATAGAAGTACGAGCTGTTTCTTCTTCAGCAAGCGTTACCTTTGACATATCTGCTGCTTTTGAAATCATCTATATTAAAAATGGAGATGAGTTGTAATGGCAACAACTAAGAACGTAGAAAGATTGCCGTCAGGCAGGTTGAAATATCGGGGAGAGACTTTTGCAGGCTATAACAAACCTAAACGAACTCCCGGGAAGGCTAAAAAAAGCGCTGTCCTCGCTAAAAAAGGCAACGAAGTTAAACTCGTTAGATTCGGTGATCCAAAAATGTCTATCAAAAAGGATCAACCGGGACGTCGTAAGAATTTCAGGGCGCGTCACAACTGTGACACAGCAAAAGACAAGTTCAGCGCTAGATACTGGTCTTGCAAAGCTTGGTGAGGCTAAGATGAAAGTTGAAGAGGTACTAGCCAAGCTAGAAAAACACGAAGCGGAGTGCAATCTTCGTTACCAGCGTATTGATGAAAAGTTGGATGAACATAAAACCAGCTTGAAAAACCTTGATATGAAGCTTTGGGGGTTAGCCATCTTAATTCTCATTGCACCGTTTGTTCAAAAATTTTTGGGGTAGGTTATGGGCGCACGGGTTAAAACGGGAACGAATACTAGTCCCTGCGGAGTAACGTACTACCGTAAAGGTGGCGCGGTAAAAAAGAAGTCGAAGGGGAGCAAAATTTGTCCTGAAGGCAAGGCGTGGGCCGAACGCACTTTTGACACGTATCCTAGTGCATATGCGAATTTAGCGGCCTCGAAGTATTGCAAAGACCCCAACTACGCCAAGAAGTCCAAAGGCGGGAAAAGGAAAGGCCGCTGATGGGAAAACTTCAGGAGTGGGTAGATGAGGATTGGGTCAGAATTGATAGCAGCGGTAACATCGCGGGTAAGTGCGGTACTTCAAAAAACAAGAAGAACCCTGATAGGTGCCTACCGCGGTCTAAAGCTCAAAGTCTTAGTAAGTCGGAGAGAGCTTCGACGGCACGTAAGAAGAAACGTGAAGGTGCTAAGGGAAAGCAGGTTGTTTCTAACACTGACGCGGCAAAGGTAAAGAAAATGGAGTCTGGCGGTGCGGTGCCAGACCCCAAGTCCAAGCGTAAGTTTTATGGTAAGAGTAGCCCCGGTACAGCGATAGCTAGGGGTTGCGGTGCGGTCATGTCTTCTCGTAGAAAGAGAACAAAAGGATCGGTGACGCAATCATGAACTATGCTTTTTACAGCGAACCCCTAGAGCGAGCCATCGTAACTGAGATTACGCAATGGTCCGCCGATGCGCTGGAAAAGCCGAGTCCTTTCTTTAACGGGTTACCCCCGTGTCCGTATGCTCGTCAGGCGTGGATGGATAGCCGCGTAGCTATTCTCTTCAAGTATGAAAAGAACTATCAGGTTCTTTACTCCTGCATCTCTCAGTTCGACGACAACTTTGACCTAGCCATTATTGTTGACATGAATAACGATAAGGAGCCGGATGCGTTTCATGCGTACTGGGAAGGTCTTAACAGGTTTATTGCAGAGGGCGTCTTTATTGATAAAGACATCTGGGTTATGGGGTTTCATCCCGATGACGACGCCAGCGAGTTTGTTGACGAAATAGAGTTTGAACCGGAAACTGATGCTCGGTACGCGATGATTTTTGTTCAGCGCTTGTCTAAGCTACAAGAAGCAGCAGACAAGTTGGACAAAAAGGGCTATTATGATTCATATGATAGCCAGTATAACGCCCGCGAAATCTATGAATTGCGGGAAAAATTGTATAGGAGGCTGAAAAATGGCGATGAAACCTAAGAAAATGCGCGGTGGCCGCATGGTTAAGAAAATGCGCGGTGGCGGCATGGTTAAGAAAATGCGCGGTGGCGGCATGGCAAAGAAGCCTGAAATGATGAAAAAAGGCGGCGTTTCCGTTGCTGATCTTCGTAAAATGGCCAAAGACAAAGGCTATAAACTGGTTAAAGACTAATGGCTGTTTCAGGAAGCAAAAACTTTGAGCTAGACGTCGCTGAGTATGTAGAAGAGGCGTTTGAGCGTTGTGGACTGGAAGTTCGTACTGGTTACGACCTCAAGACTGCACGTCGTTCGCTCAATCTTTTGCTTGCTGACTGGGCCAACCGCGGCCTAAACCAGTGGACGATCAAGCAGCGCTCGCTGACGATGGTCGAGAGTGATGGTGAATACGACCTTGGCGCAGACGTAATTGACGTTTTGTCTGTTGTCGTGCGGCGTAACAACACCGATTATTCGCTGGAACGATTAAGTCGTGATTCGTTTTTGACCATCCCGAACAAAACGACACAAGGCCGCCCAAATCAATTCTTTTTGGACCGCCAATTAACGCCAAATTTGAAACTTTGGCCGGTGCCGGACAATAGCACCGATGTGGTGTTGTATGACGCATTGACCCGCATGGACGATGCCGATGACTACACCAACACCATGGATTTACCGTTTCGGTTCTATCCATGCTTGGCAGCAGGGCTTGCCTACTATATCGCATTGAAGCGGGCTCCTAACCGGGTTCAGATGCTCAAAGCGGTGTATGAAGAAGAATTTGATAGGGCTGCCAGTGAGGACAGAGATCGTTCGTCTTTCAACGTGGTGCCGAAGTATGAATATTACAGGGCGGGCTAATGGCAAAGTTTGCATCTGGAAAAAACTCGTGGGCTATATCTGACCGCTCCGGTTTCGCTTACCCGTATAAGGTAATGAAACGTGAGTGGAACGGCTTGCTTGTGGGTCCGGATGAGTACGAGCCGAAACATCCGCAGTTGGGGCCGTTCCGCAAGGTTGTTGACCCCGAAGCGCTGCAAAATGCGCGTCCTGACCGTGTTGAGCCACTAGATGTATTTGTCGGTGTGCCTCTCGTTGAAGCCCCTAACCTCCGACCAGTGCTTTGTTTTGGTCAGGTTGGCACAGTTACGGTGAGTACGTCATGAGTTTCACATACGATCAGCTAAAACAGGCCATTCAGGACTACACGGAGAACGACGAGACGTCGTTTGTCAACAATTTGCCGGTTTTTATCCGTCAGGCAGAGGAGCGCATCCTCAAAAACGTCCAATTAAGCCTGTTCCGCAAGAACGTCAGCGGTGCAATGACCGTTTCTAACAAGTATTTGGCTTGTCCAAGCGATTTTTTAGCGCCTTTTTCTCTTTCTTTTGTGGATGGAAACAGCGATCACCAGTTTTTGGAGTTCAAAGACGCCGATTTTGTGCAAACCTTCAATCCAGACGCCACAACAACCGGAAATCCCCGGTTTTATGCGGTTTTTGACATTGATAACTTCATTTTAGGGCCTACTCCAGATAGTGCTTACGCAGTAGAGCTGCATTACTTCTATAGACCGGCTAGTTTGACGGCGGGATCGGGGTCGGGAACGACTTGGCTCAGTGAAAACGCAGAAATTGCAATGCTGTATGGTAGTTTGATGGAGGCTTACATCTATATGAAGGGTGAGCCAGACATGCTGGGTCAATATGAAAAACGATTCATGGAAGCGATCCAAGGCATGAAGATGCTTGGAGAGGCGAAAGAAGTAACGGATGAATACCGTACTGGTATGGTGATAAGGCCCAAGCAATGAGTATTCCAGCACTAGATTTGAACATAAATCCAGATTTTAAGGTGGAAGTACACACCACCAACAATCGTGGGTTTACTCCAGAGGAGGTTGCAGAGCGTTGCGCACAGAAAGTTATTTCTATAAGCGACACGGCACCTCCTGAAATACAGGCTCAAGCACGTGCTTTTCGTAAGCAGCTAGTTAAAGTTTTAGAATTTTACATGCGCGAAGCGATTAAAAGTGATAGAACCACTGTGTACAATGCGTTAACCGATGCAGGCCACAAGGAGCTTGTTGACTTAATAAGGAGACTGTGACATGGCTTTTTCAGGGAACTTCATGTGTACATCCTTTAAGAAAGAGCTTCTTTTTGGTGTACATGACTTTGATCTCGCCAATGGCGACACTTTTAACATCGCGCTTTATACGAATAGTGCGTCTTTTGATGCTTCGACTACAGCATATACGGCTACAAACGAAGTCTCGGGGACGGGTTATTCTGCGGGCGGGCAGGCACTAACGAATGTAGACCCCACTACGTCTGGCACGACGGCTTTTACTGATTTTGCCGACGAAACGTGGACTGCAGCCACAATTACGGCACGTGGAGCGCTTATTTACAATACCACGCCTAATACAACGTCGATTTCGGTGACGAACCCGACTGTTGTGGTGTTGGATTTCGGTAGCGATAAAACGTCCACCGCAGGCGACTTCACCGTTGTGTTTCCGACCGCTGATGCAAGTAATGCGATTATTCGGATAGCGTAATGACTGATGTTGTCGTTCCAATCGGCGGCTGGGGACGCTCTGGTTGGGGCGAAGGCCCATGGTCCCAGAGCGGATTTCCGTTTGCCACGGGCTCGGTAGGCTCTGTAACAGTAACAGCGGATGCAAATGCGCCGGTTACGGGGTTACAAGCCACGGGTAATGTTGGTAGCGTAAGGGTTGTTGCGGAAGCCAATGTAACCGTAACTGGGGTTTCTGCTACAGGGCAGGTAGGTGTTGTACAGGTACTGGGGTACTCAAAGATTGCCCCCGATCAAAATCCGGGGTATATTGAAGTTACACCAAGTCAGTCGCCTACGTGGTCGGAAGTTACACCAAGTCAGTCGCCTACATGGTCGGAAGTTACACCAAGTCAGTCGCCTACATGGTCGGAGGATACGCCAACACAAGATGCTAACTGGACGCGAATAGCAGCGTAAGGATTTAAAAAGATGCCAAGTACCTATACAGTAAACCTCGGAATTGAAAAACCCGCCACGGGGGAACAATCGGGCACTTGGGGCGATACTACGAATGTCAACTTTGACATTATAGACCAAGCTGTTAACGGTTCAGTACGTGTCACGCTGACCAGCGCGGGTACTTCCGGGTCGCCAAACGACCTTACCATTGTTGATGGCTCCACGACAAGTTCCGAGGGCCGTAACAAGTGGATCGAAATTTACAGCGCCTCCGATCTGGGGGGTAGCGCATACGTTCGTTTGGTTCCAAACGACGCCGAAAAAATTCTATTTATCAGAAACAGTCTGGCGGGTAGTCAGTCTGTTTTGCTTTTCCAAGGCACGTATAACGCCAGTAATGACCTAGAAATCCCGGCTGGGGTGGATATGGTCGTTAAGTTTGACGGCGCAGGCTCATCTGCGACCGTAACAGACGTATTTACTAAGCTTCGCGCTACCGAAATCACCACGCCTACTCTTACTGCTGGGACGGCTGACATCAATGGCGGTTCCGTAGACGGTGCTACTGTGGGCGCAGCGAGTGCTTCGACCGGCGCATTTACGACGCTAACGGCCAGCACCAGCTTGAACATTGCCAGCTCTACTACGGTAGATGGGGTGCTTGACGAAGACAACATGTCTTCAGACAGCGCCACCAAGCTTGCTACGCAGCAATCTATTAAGGCTTATGTGGATAGCCAAGTCGGCACGGTGGATACGCTGGCCGAAATTCTGGCCAATGGCAACACGTCGGGTGCAAACAACCTGATTATTAATAACGGTCAAGCTTTGACCTCAAACACGATCAACGAAACGACTCTCGCTGCCGGTGTCACTGTCGAAGGCGTGTTGTTGAAAGATAGCGCGATCAGCGGGGCGGGAATCAGCCTAACCAGCAACACGTTATCCGGTACGCTTGCAGAATTTAATACTGCGTTATCGGGCGATGACTTCGTTTCTCTGACAGGCACAGAAACGCTTACAAACAAAACGCTGACTGCGCCGACCGTCAATAGTGCAACGTTGACAGGGGTAGTTACCGCACCAACACAATCGCCCGCTGACAATTCAACCAAAGTGGCGACTACTGCATACGTTGACGCGGCGACGCCAACGACCGAAGAAGTCCAAGATATTGTTGGTGGTATGGTGACAGGTAACACCGAGTCAGGCATCACCGTAACCTACCAAGACACAGACGGAAAGCTTGATTTCACTGTAGGTGGACTCGATACATCCGCAATTACAACAGGAACATTTGCAGATGCGCGAATTTCCGAAAGCTCGGTAACGCAGCATCAAGCGGCTTTGAGTCTAACGGCTTCACAAATTTCAGATGTAACGTCAACCGCAGCAGAACTGAACCTTTTAGACGGTTCAATAGCGGGAACAATCGTAAACTCTAAAGGTGTTATTTACGGCGCGGCAGGTGAGGTCAACGCAACCACGCTTCAGATTGCGGGAACGTCAATTACCTCTACCGCAGCAGAACTAAACATCCTCGATGGCGTAACCTCTACCGCAGCAGAACTGAACCTTTTAGACGGTTCAATAGCGGGAACAATCGTAAACTCTAAAGGTGTTGTTTACGGCGCGGCAGGTGAGGTCAACGCAACCACGCTTCAGATCGCGGGAACGTCAATTACCGCTACCGCAGCAGAAATCAATCTGTTGGACGGTGTTACAGCTACGACAGCAGAGCTTAACTATCTTGACGTTACAACCCTTGGCACAACAGAAGCGTCAAAGGCGGTAACGGCAGATGCCAATGGCGTGGTTACATTTGATAACGGAATATCAGAAGAGTACACAGCGGTTACTTCAAGCTCTAACGCTACGACTGTAAACCTACAAGACGGTACTAACTTTTCTCATACACTGACTGAGAACACTACCTTTACATTTAGCAACCCAGCATCTAGCGGAAAGGTGTCGTCGTTTACTTTGAAGATTGTGCAAGACGCGAGTGCTTCTGGCTACACGGTAACGTGGCCTGCATCAGTAGATTGGCCTAGTGCTACAGCGCCAACTCTTACAGCTACCGCCAGTGCGGTTGATTACTTTGTATTTATTACCCATGACGGCGGTACAACTTGGTACGGCTTCACAGCGGGGCAAGCGTTCGGATGAGTATAGCTTCCAGAAAGTTAATTCAGGCTACTGCTGCTGATGCGGCTGACACTGGTGATGATGATTTCGCCAATGTTGTCCTGTTGTTAGACGGTGATGGTACTAGCGGTGATGACAATAATACATTTACTGACTCGTCTCCCAACGGCTTTACGGTTACTGAGAGCGGCTCTGTAGTACAGGGTAGCTTTAGTCCGTATGGAGATAATTGGTCTAATTATTTTGATGGGTCTGGAGATTACCTAACTTTTGCTGATGATGCATCGTTTAATTTGGGGGCTGGCGATTTTACAGTGGAATGTTGGGCTTATTTCAACAGTTCCGTTGACCAGTATTTTTTTGGGCAAATTCAAAACAGCGTTTCAAATAGAAGTTTTCAGTTGGCCCTAATTTCTTCAAAGCTGTATTTTGAGGTTCGGTCTGGAACCACGGCGTATACAATCACAGCGGCAAGCAATGTCGTTCTTAACCAGTGGACACATTTGGCTGCCGTCAGGAACGGCAACACAATTACGCTGTATCAGGACGGAGCCTCAATCGGAACTGTTGACGTTACGGGCGTGACCGTTAACAACTCCTCAAACTCGATGGGCGTCGGCAGCGGTGGCGGCTATGTTGCTGCACCAATGAACGGGTATCTAAGTAATGCAAGGCTTGTAGTCGGCACTGCGGTTTACACCTCAGCCTTCACCCCACCAACCGCGCCACTAACTGCAATCTCTGGCACATCTCTGCTCACCTGTCAGTCCAACACATTTGTAGACGAAAGCACAAACAATCACGCAGTAACCGTAAACGGCACACCCAAAGTAACCCCGTTCAGTCCGTTTAGGAATGACGAAGCAAGAGACATAACGGTTGATGGCGGTTCTGCAAACTTTGACTCTAATGAATATCTAACTATTGCTGATAATTCAGCGTTAGACGTATCTGGAGCCATGACTGCGGAAGCGTGGATATATGTAACTGATATGCCTGATAATAATATAGGCGTGACGGGTCAAGGGTTCGTAATTAGCCGATGGACTGCTAGTGGTAATCAACGAAGTTGGATGTTTGTACTTGGCAACAACGGAGACATTGCTTTTTACTCAAGCACAAACGGTGGAGTAAGTTACATAATCAGCACTGCTACTGGTGCGATCGGTACTTACAGGTGGATTCACGTTGCCGCTTCTTGGGATGGAACAAACCAAAGGATTTTTATTGATGGTGATTTAAAGGCTACAACAGCTAACGCCTCTGGCCCCTTTTCGACTGCAAGCTCAGGCTTTACTGTTAACGCCATTAATACAAGTCTAACGGGCACTAACATGAACATGTATGTGGGGGACGCTAGGTACTTCCCAGATGTTGCCATATACACTTCTTCATTTACGCCACCTACAG